AACAACATGGTCACTTCTGCTGACTCTGTTCAGGTGACTGTGCTTGACGCCGGATCATCCGGTACGACTGCACTGCGCTTCCGTGTACACGCCGTCCTGTGCGACGTGTCGCAGAATCCTGTTGAGTCTGCTACCGTTTCGACTGGAACGTAATAAAACATGTCAGGGGGGCGTCTTGCCCCCTTGACACTTCTTTAATTACATGATACAAGCAGGAACCCCTTGCCGGGGTAAATCCCATAGGAGCGTTCCTGATGAATTACATCACAAGTAATATTCCGTACTTCAAAGCGTGGGTGCGGAGAGAATACACTACAGGTCACGACAGATATCACGGTGAATTTTTACACGCAATGGTGATTGGGGTAACTACCCTGCCTATGCGTACCCTGTCATTCCAAGTCTTATTTACGGGATGCGATGAAGAAGAAAACGTACACGGCGGAGCGATGTGGGCACGTATGCCCCTCACAGCCCTAGTAGGAGATACACCCTTCGATGAATGGCCTGAACCTATTCCTACTTATTTGGCACAGCCGTGGGACTGTCAGTCACATCATCACTCAGTATTTGTACTCAACAGAGGTACACCCTGCCCATGGTTGGCAAAGATAGACGGTGAATTTTATCCGGCTAAATACTACTTCACTGTTGATTACACAGACACTGAAGTAGCGGACGATCCAGCGCAACACAAACAGAGTCACGTACTCGAACTCATGGATGCTGGTAGCTGGACAGGTAACATTGTTGCCCTACCAAACAACAGAGTGCGAGTAACGAACCCAGCGTGGTTTGTAACGGGCGATGGCCCACCGGATTTCACTCCTAGTCAGTGGGTCCACCACTCGAAACAAGACCCGAACTATGTAAGTGACACGGCACGGGTATTCGACAACCTCTATGCGGAGAGCGATTATGAAGAAGATGACGAAGAAGAGTAAAGGCATGAAGCGCGGCGGCAAGACCAAAGCTAAAGGTATGGCAAAGGGCGGTATGCGCGGCGGTCGCAGAATCATGCGTAACGGCGGTAAGGCTATGAAAGCTAAAGGCATGGCTAAAGGCGGTAAGCGTGGCGGCGCTAGAATGGCGATGAAAAACGGTGGCAAGGCAAAGGGGACTAAACGTGGTGGTGCAATGACCCTTGCATCGATCCGTGCTGCTGCCAAGAAAAAGGGCTACAAGCTCGTAAAGGCGTAGTCAGATGGCACGTCGCGGACTATATGCCAACATTGCAGCCAAGAAACGTCGCATCAAAGCCGGTAGCGGCGAGAAGATGCGTAAGCCGGGTAGCAAGGGCGCACCAACTTCCGGCAACTTCAGGCGTGCTGCACAAACTTCAAGGAAAAGGTAATGCCCCATCTCACACGTAGAAATAAAACCCGAGTGAAGAAAGTCGTAAAAGGCTTAAAAAAGGCTGTTAAGGCACACTCTGGACAAGCTAAATCTCTTCAAAAGGTTTTAGGACATAAAGGAAAACGGTAGTGGCACGCAAAGCCGACAACATGCCCGCCCGTAACAAAAAGAACTTTCGGCCAACGAAAGCAGGGGCTGGTATGACTAAAGCCGGAGTGGCTGCGTATCGCCGTAAGAACCCCGGTTCTAAACTGAAGACTGCAGTCACTGGCAAAGTCAAACCCGGAAGCAAGGATGCCAAGCGGCGTAAGTCGTTCTGTGCGCGTTCTGCTGGACAGATGAAAAAGTTTCCGAAGGCTGCAAAGAATCCGAATAGCCGCCTTAGACAGGCGCGGAAGAGGTGGAAATGCTAACTGCGCTGATCGGCCCGATAGCCAATTTAGCTGGTACATGGCTAGAGGGTAAGGTCGAGAAAACAAAGGCCGAAACAGGGGCCAGAGTCGCACGAGCGAAAGCTGAAGCGACCATCATGGAAAAGAAAGCCACGGGGGAACTTGAGTGGGATTTAGAAATGGCACGTGGAAGCCAGTCATCGTGGAAAGACGAGTGGCTGGTTATTTTGTTTTCAGTGCCACTGATTCTTGCGTTTATACCGGGCATGGAAGGAGTAGTAGCTAATGGATTTGCACAACTCGAAGCTATGCCGCAATGGTATCAATATTCTCTGGGGATTATCGTTGCTGCCTCATTTGGCGTTCGTAGCGCTACTAAGTTCTTTGGAAAGAGGTAAGCATGGCCGAAGTCACTATGGAAAGAATACTACGGTGGAGGATACTCCCCCGTTTGATGATGTTGGGGATGTCGATCTCAGCGTGGCGCGTAGTGGAGTGGTTCATGGCGATACCAGACCCGACAAGCCAACAGGCAGCACTTGTAAGTGTGGTGACGGGAGCCATGACAGGTGCGTTTGCGGTGTGGATGGGACATGAGGCAAAAGAATGATGAATGCAAATAACATAAAACGCGGAATGAAGTACGACCTAAATACATTTGTAGAGAAGGTGAGACAGCACGAAGGCTTGGTTCTTACTGTATACAAAGACACTCTCGGCATCGACACCATAGGTATCGGGCGCAATTTAGAAGGTCGGGGGATTAGTAAAGAAGAACTTGATTACATGGATATTCCCTCCATAGATGCGGTTTACGAACACGGCATAACAGAAGCGGATGCGTATTACCTCGCTACCAATGACATTGCAATCGTAGAGAACGAACTGACACGGGCCAAGCCTTGTGTGTACGACCTCGACGCAGTACGGCAACTGATTGTGATGGACATGGCATTCAATATGGGCGTGCCACGCCTCTGCAAATTCAAGAAGATGTGGGCTGCTATCGAGGCAGGCAACTTCGACACCGCATCCCTTGAGATGCTCGATTCGCGTTGGGCGCGGCAAGTAAAATCCCGGGCGACAAAGCTCTCGGACGCCATGAAGAGGGGAGAGTTCTGATGGCCCCTCGCAAACCATCCAAGCCTAAGAAAAAGACCAAGAGCCGCGTCAACGAGGCTGGCAACTACACCAAGCCTGCAATGAGAAAGCGTCTTTTCAATCGCATCAAGGCCGGTGGCAAGGGCGGACGCCCGGGTCAGTGGTCGGCGCGTAAAGCCCAGATGCTTGCGGCAGCTTACAAAAAAGCAGGGGGCGGTTACAGAGACTAATGCAGCACGCCTTTCTCCTGTTTGTCTTTCTTGGGCTGGGGGATGATAAGCGTCTGGTCAGCAACGATTTGTACTTTCGCGACCTACGAGAGTGCAAGTGGTACGCACAAAAGCTACACGAACAAGGTCGAACGGTTACGGCGTACTGCCTACCGAAACTAGTAAATGATAAAGTACGAGTCTACTAATGCTTGCCGAACTCGCTGCCGCAAACGCCGCCTTTGCTGTGATCAAGAGTGCTGTCCAGAACGGCAAGGAGATTGCCAGTGCTGGTAAGGCGATTGCCAATTTTGTAGGAGCAAAAGAACAACTACAGAGAAAAGCACAGAAAAAGGGTGGTGGCTCTGATCTCGAAGAGTTTATGGCTCTCGAACAGATACGCGAACAAGAAGAACAACTGAAACAGATAATGATCTATGCTGGCCGCCCCGGACTGTGGGGCGACTGGCAACGCTTTCAAGCGAAGGCGCGGGTTGCTCGGAGAGAGGCAGAAGAAGAGCGGATACGAAAACACAAACATCATGTCGAAGTGGCTATCATAACATTTGTCTTGATTGTGTTAGCCAGTGTCTTTGCTGCTGGCATATTGTTGATCTTACACATGCAGGGCAAACTATGATTTTTCTTGTAAATTTTATGTATTTGTGGTACAATGTGTATAGTCAGGAGTTATTATGCACAAATTAGCAATAGAAGCCTTGCGACACAAGTACTTAGCGGAGATGGCAGATGCAGAGTTTGTATTCCAAGTTTACTTTGATCGTCCTGCTGGCATCGGTGAACATCCGGGTCTTTTGCAAGAAATGGATCAGGCGCTTTCAAAATGGGGCAGCGCGCAAGACAAACTGGCCGCCCTCGCTACTTTAACGATGGAGATGGCAGATGCCGAAGAAGAAGAGCCAACGCTCTTTGACAGCTTGGA